TTCATTAGATATTACAAATGCAGGTTCTGGATATGCGAGTGCAACGATTAAAATAAGTGCACCACCTGCAATCGGTGTTGGAGTTGGTACTACAGCGACAGCAACTGCCACAATTACTAACGGTACAGTTACAGCAACATCAATAACAAATGCTGGTTTAGGTTACTCTAACTTAACACCACCACAAGTGATTATTGACTTACCTGAATTTAAAACTGAAAAAGTTACATCAATTGATAATGTTGAAGGATTTACTGGTATTATTACTGGTATTAGTACAACTACTGTCAGTGGACAATCTGCACTTAAGTTCTTCTTCAGAGCAGATAAAGCAGCAAATTCACTACTAGTTGGTTATCCAGTGTTCATCAAGGATACAACGGTTGGAACTGGTATTACATCTGTTGATACACATAATTCATCCATAGTAAGTATTGGTTCAACTTTCTTAGATAATATCTACAAAGTACACGCAGTAACATCCACAGGTGAAAATGGTGAGATTACTTGTAATATACAAAACGGTCAAACCACTGGTGTAGGAGCAGGATTAACAGGAAACTTTAACAATAGTAATCCTGGCATCGCCACTCATTTAGGTCGAATCAGTTGGGGTAGATTATATAATGCATCAAGAAATAGTAGTCCTATTTCAATTGGTGTAACAGGATTGACAGTCAATACTGGATTAACAACATTCCCAACCATACAAAGAAAGAACTACACTGTAGCGTCTCTGAGGGGTCTGAGATCATCAGGTGCAATCAGAGTGTTTGGACTTTGATTAAATTACCACTATAAATAAAAGGAAAAGAAAAGTTTAGATACAATGTCAGCGATTATTACTGATCAATTTAGAATTCTGAACGCAAACAACTTTGTTGAATCAGTAGAAAACACAAATAATTCTTACTATGTTTTCATAGGATTACCAAACCCTGCTGGAACTGGTTCCTTAGTTGGATACGGTAGATCATCTAATTGGAATTCAAGCACACCTGCACCAACAGATAGTTTTTCCTATCGTTCACATACTGGTGATACCATGATGTTCGGTAAAAAAATAGCATCATCAAATATTAGAAGAATTATAAGAAGGGTAGATTGGGTTGCTGGAAGTAGATATGAAATTTATAGAGATGATTATAGTGTAGAAAATCCAAGTCCATTAACACAAGCAAATAGATTATACGATGCGAACTACTACGTACTTAATTCCGACTTTAAAGTTTACGTTTGTATTGATAATGGATCGACAGGCTCTAACCCACTTGGAAATGTCTCCCAAGATGAACCAACCTTTACTGACTTGGAACCATCAAAGGCAGGAAACAGTGGTGACGGATATCTTTGGAAGTATCTTTTCACTGTTTCACCTAGTGATATTATTAAATTTGACTCAACTGAATTTATTACTGTCCCAAATAGTTGGGGGTCAAGTCAAGACTCACAAATAAGATCAGTTCGTGAGAATGGAGATTCAAGTGTTAACCAAAATCAAATCAAACACGTATATATTGAAAATTCTGGAAGTGGATATGCAAATGGATTAAGTCAAGAAGTTGATATCATTGGCGATGGAGATGGTGCAAAAGCAAGAGTTGACGTTGTTAATGGCACAATAACAGATGTTGTTGTGAGTGCTGGAGGTAAAGGATATAGTTATGGTATTGTTGACTTAGGAACTTTAAGTAGTGGTGTTAGTACATCAACTGGTCGTGCAAAATTAATTCCTATAATCCCACCAGGATTAGGACACGGTTCAGATGTATATACTGAACTAGGGACTGATAGAGTTATTGTTTATGCTCGATTTGATGATTCAACAAAAGACTTTCCGATTGACACTAAATTTTCTCAAGTTGGAGTTGTGAAAAATCCTACGAAAGTAGGAACATCAGTGACATATACTGATAATACTTATTCATCACTACAAGCAGTTAAGTTTGATACGGTAACTGGTGTACCACAAGTAGGAGAAGAGATTAAACAAGTATTGACTGTTGCTCCAAATACAGGTAAGGTTTCAACTGGTTATATTGCATCATACGATTCAGAAACTAAAGTATTAAAGTATTTTAGAGATCGCTCTTTAAACTTTAATAGAACAACTTACGATCATACTGATTATGCTGGTATTTCAACTGCTGGTAGGATTTATGAATTTGAATCAGTGGTTGGTGCAAATAACATTGAAGGTAAATCTTCATTCTTTGCAGGTGCAATTTCTCGTGAGTTTTCTGGTATAACCACTAATCCCACTGGTAATAAATTAATTAACTTGGGAGTTAACTTTATTTCAGGACTGTCTAATTCTGAGATAAATAAAGGGTCAGGAGAAATAGTTTACTTAGATAATAGACCTTTGATAGTTAGAAACTCTCGACAAAAAGAAGACATTAAAATCATACTCGAATTCTAAAAATGCCACAAAAGACTAATTTAAATATATCACCTTATTATGATGATTTCGATAAGGCAGATAATTTTTACAAAATACTATTCAAACCTGGATATCCTGTACAAGCAAGAGAATTAACTGGTCTTCAGTCTCTCTTACAAAATCAGGTTGAGTCTTTTGGAAAACACGTATTTAAAGAAGGTTCGATGGTCATACCTGGTGGTATTGAGTATGATCCAACATATTATTCTGCAAAGATAAACGAAACACATCTCGGCATTGATGTATCAATTTATTTGAATAATATAGTATCTGCAAACGGTGGTAAAGGAACAAGAGTAAGAGGACAAACATCTGGTATAGTAGCGACTATAAAGAATTTTATTTTACCTCCAGCAGAGGGAGTAGATGATATAACAATTTTTATTAAATATCAACAATCAGGAACAAGTGGTGAAAGCACAGCGTTTCCAAACGGTGAAGTATTGATATTAGAAGAACCATTAACATATGGTAATACAACTTTAACAATAGGTGAAACAGTTTTAACACTTACATCTGAAGATGCATCTGCAACTGGTTCTGCTTTTGGTGTTAACAAAGGTGTATATTTCTTACGTGGTACTTTTGTAGACGTACCCACTTCATTAATAGTTCTAGAACCATATAATAATCAACCATCTTATAGAGTTGGATTTGAAATATCTGAGCAAATTATAAATTCAAACGATGATTCTTCATTGTATGATAATGCAAAGGGATTCACAAACTTTGCAGCACCAGGTGCAGACCGTTTTAAAATATCAGTGCAACTTTCTAAAAAGGCATTAACTGATTATGAAGATACTAATTTTATAGAATTATTCAGAACAGATCAAGGTCAGACTAAAAAATTACAAGACTCTACAGTATATTCAGAATTAAAAAAATATTTTGCGAAGAGAACATTTGATGAATCAGGTAGTTATGCAGTAGAACCATTTCGTGTGAACCTTCAAGATTCATTCAATGATGAAACAGGTTCAGGTGGATTATATACAGAAAATCAATTAACCGATAAGGGAAACAAACCTGAAGATGATTTGATGTGTGTCAAGTTATCACCAGGTAAAGCATATGTTAGAGGTTTTGATGTATCTTTACCAGGCACTACAGTTGTTGATGTAGAAAAACCAAGAGACACTAAAGATGTAAAAACTGCATCAATTCCATTTAATATGGGAAGTGTGATTAAAGTAAACAATGTTACTGGTTCTCCTTTTATTAATATTGGTGGAAGCACTACAAATGTAGTTGAATTAAGAAATCATAGAAGAGGAAGCACTTCTGCAGGAACAGGATTAATTGTTGGTGAAGCAAGAGTTTATTCTTTTAATGCTTCCGATGCCCCTTATACTGGTGATGCAACAAGTTTTGATTTGAGTTTATATGATATACAAACATTTACTGTTTTAAAATGTACTTCATTTACATCTGCAAATGTTGTTGTAGGAACTAAAGTAAGAGGTCTTAATAGCGGAGCAATCGGTTATGCTGCGAAAGTTGGTGATGCTACTGGTGTAGAGGAAATTTGTCTATCACAAACAACTGGAACATTCATAATTGGAGAAAAATTAATATTTAATGAAAGACCATCTACATCTGCTCCATCTATTGTAGAAATAGTAGCATATACAGTTGATGATATCAAATCAATACATCAAAACACATTTGGAACAACTGGAATATCTACATTTAATGCAGATACAGTATTATATGACCGTATATTGCCATATTTTTCAGCATCAGATCAAATTAATGTAGTTGGAACAGCTGTAACGAGTGCGAATAGAAGTTTTTCTGGAAGAGTCGGTATAAAAACAGACTCTATAATATCATTTAGTGATGGATCAAGCAGTCTTCCTGTTTTCAATAAGGTTTCGGCAATATCAGCAGATGGAAAAACATTAACTGTAGCAGCAACAACAAGTGTTACAGGTGTTAACGCTGGAGGAACAGTTGCAACAAATAAAACAACATCTTCAACCTTTAGAATTAAAGTTCCTAAAGTTTTAAATATTGAAAATTCTGGTATCTTTTCAAAATTACCTAGAAAAAATATATCAAATCTTGATACATCTGATTCTAATTTAATAATTCAGAGACAAATCAGAAATCAATCTGTTTCTAGTAATTCTCTAACACTTACATCACAAGCAGGTTTAGATGCAACAGTTGGTATAACAAGTGTATTTTTTGAACCTTTTGATGTAGAAAGATATTCAATCACTTATCAGAACGGATCTATTGAACCATTAACCTCTGATCAAGTAACTATTAGTAGCAATGCAGAAACTATCACGTTTAGTGGATTAGCAAATGCAACTGCTAGTTCAGTTACTGTTGGTGTTACTTTAAAGAAAGTTGGTGCGTCCAGTAAATCAAAGGATTATATAAGAAGTCAACAATTAGAAGTTACACGTACATCAGGTGTTAATACATTAAATGGTCTTACAATACATGATGCATATGGTATAAGAATTGAAGACAGAGAAATTTCTCTTAATGTTCCTGATGTTGTAAAAATACTTGCTGTTTATGAATCAAAAACAACATCAACACCAGTTTTAGATAAGATAAAATTTACATCTGGATTGAGTCTAAACACATCTGCAATTATAGGTGAAAAAATAGTTGGTAAAGATAGTAGAGCGATTGGTCAAATAGTATCTGTTCCAAATGCTACTGATATTAATTTTGTTTATCTGAATGGAAATAAATTTGCAATCGGTGAAGTTGTGGAGTTTAAAGAGTCTGGTGTTGAGACCATATTACAAGGAACTGAAAAGGGTAACTTTATTGATAGAACTGATAACTACACTCTTGATAAGGGTCATAAAATTCAATATTGTGATTTTTCAAAAATTATAAGAAAATCAAAATCTGCAATTCCATCTAAAAAATTATTAATTATATTTGACAAATATCAAGTTGCAAGTGGAAATACTGGAGACTTTTTCTCTGTTAATTCATATACAAAAGAAAGATATTCAAAAGACATCCCTACTTTAAAATCTATTGGAACTAGAGCATCTGATTTAATTGACTTTAGACCAAGAGTAAATGCATATACTGTGACTGCAGGAAAATCACCATTTGCATTTGCAAGTAGAACTTTTGAATCAACCAATCCATATGTTGTAGCACCAAGAGAAACTTCTATTTTTGGTTACAGTTTCTACTTACCTAGAATTGATAAATTGGTAATTAATCAATACGGTGAAGTTAAACTAATAAAAGGTGAATCTGCAGAAATTCCTGCTCCTCCAACTGAAGAAGGTAACTCAATGGAGATTGCTGAAATTGCATTACCAGCATATCTTTTTGATACTGTAAGAAATCCTATCATAACATTATGTGATAATAAGAGATTCACTATGAGAGATATTGGTGATCTTGAAAAAAGAATTGAAAATTTAGAATTGACAACAACTTTAAGTGCTTTAGAAGTAGATGCACAATCATTTGAAGTAAGAGATGCTGATGGTATTAACAGATTTAAAACAGGATTTGTTGTAGACAATTTTGCAAGTCGAAACTTTATTGATTTTAGTCCAGAAACTGGATCAAGATGTGAAGTAGATGTAGTAAACAAACAACTGGTAAGTGCGGTTGATTTCTGGTCAATGAATCCAGAATTAGCTGTGAATCCAAGCATCGACTTGAACTCAGCAGATTTAAACTCTAATTTACAATTGTTGGATACAAATTGTAAGAAAACGGGTGATATAATTACTCTTGATTATAATGAAGTAGACTGGTTAACACAACCACAAGCAACTGGTGTTGAAAATGTTAACCCATTTAACGTAGTTGTCTTTATGGGTGGTATTATTTTAGATCCTCCATCAGATAATTGGATAAGAACAATCTATACTAATAATAATCGTATTGAGTCAACAGGAGCAACTTGGGCTGAGCAAGCAAATCACACTCCTATTGGTCCAGTTATAGACAATGATTTACCTGTTACAAATCCTGTTAGAGATATAGATGATCCTGACTCAAATTGGTATAGAAGAAGAATTAGAATTGTAAATAGATTGGTTGCAAGATCTCAACAATTTAGAACTTCATATACAAATGTTTTAAAAGGTCCAAGTTATGAATTTGATTATGTTGAAAGTATTAAAATAGAAACCGAAGCAGATCCATTTATGCGTTCACGAAACG